AATACGAAGGCGTTGCTGGTTTCACTCCCGGCAATAACTCAGTTGAAGGATTTAAGAAAGATGAAGCAGCTCGTAAGAAGGCAGAGCAAGATGCCAAGAAGCGAGCCGCAGAATTAGCCAAGTTAGCCGCTCAACAAGTCAAGAATCAGAAGGCTTTGACTGCCGAGCAGAAGAAGCAAGCTATGGCTAAGAAGCAGTCAGCTCTCTTTGACCTAGACCAGATTCAGCTCGTAGCCGCTCTCAAGGGCAACCTATCTAAAGAGGAAGAACTCCGCGTAAAGCTCCAGCTAGCTTTGCTTACTGATAACACAACAGAAGCCGACAAGCTATCTCAGCGCCTAGCTAACTCTATCGATTCAACTGGTCAGCTAGCGGCTTACCTACGCAACTTGCCAGATGCTAAGAACCCTTTCCTCGGATGGGATGAATGGCTCAAGACATTTACAAAGAATCTTGCTAGCGTAACTGGATCATCAATCCCTACCGATACTGGATTCGTCACACCTAAGCCAGTAATTCCAAGCACCAATGTTAGCCCTGTACCAACAGGAGCTAACAGAGTTATTAGCAGTCAAGAGCTAGGCGCTTACATTGGTAGCGGTAGGTCAACTAATGACCTTTTCAATGGAGTTATCAAGGTTATGATTGATGGCAAAGAGATTGCTTCTTCTATCCAGAATCAAGGATTACAAGGTAACAACCCAATCATCAACAGGCTCGGAAGCTTTTCGTGACCCTACCAGCCAATATAGCCGTAAGCTTTGACTTTAGCTCAGGCGCTACATTCGGCTACCCTTTTACTATCGGTGACGATAAGTACGGAATCATCGGAGTTAGCCAGTTAGCTGCTTCTACAATTCCTATCCCTATCGTTGATCTAACTCCCAATGTTCGTAACATCACCATTAACCGTGGGCGCAATATCCTAAGCGACCAATATGTAGCGGGCGATGCAGTCGTACGAGTTCTTGACCCAGATGGCGCATGGAACCCACAGAACACTTCAAGCCCTTATTACCCTTATCTAGTACCGCTTCGTAAGCTTCGCATCTCAGCTACGACCGCAACAAAAGATGCTTTCCTATTTTCAGGTTACACCACGGAATACAGGTACTCTTTTCCTCAAGGGCAGGAAGTGGGCTATGTGGATATTTACTGCTCAGATGCCTTTAAGCTATTTAACTTAGCTCAGGTGCAGACCGTAGCCGACTCAGGAGCAGGGCAGAGCACAGGCACACGCATAGGCAAGATACTAGATCAGGTAGGCTTTCCATCCAATATGCGTACGGTGGCAACTGGTGAGAGCTTATGCCAAGCAGACCCAGCTACCCTTAGAACATCTCTCAATGCTCTCTTGAATGTAGCGTTCTCAGAGCAGGGTGCTTTCTATATTGATGGCTCTGGTACTGCCGTGTTCAAGTCACGCAACCAAGTCGTATCATCTATCTCTGGCACTCCTATCGAGTTTAATCAAACTACTGGCATACCGTATAAGAATCTCGTATATGCCTTTGACGATAAGCTGATTATCAATACTGCCAATATCACTCGCGTAGGCGGTACGGCTCAGTTTGCTCAGAACGCCACCAGCGTAGAGCGCTACTTCCCTCACCAGTATTCAGCCACCGATCTAGTAGTGGACACAGATGCCAGCGCCCTTAACATCGCTAGAACCTATGTAGCCACCAGAGCTGAAACTACAATCCGTATTGATGCTATGACGGTTGACCTGCTAGACCCAGATGTGCCAACTGACACGATGATTGCTCTGGATTATTTCCAGAATCTAAGAATCACCAATGTAGGAGAAGCTGGCTCTACCATCGTTAAGACTTTGCAGGTGCAAGGCTTATCATGGAGAATCAGCCCTAACTCTATGGATGTAACCGTAACAACACTCGAGCCCATAACCGATGGATTCGTTATAGGAAGCGCAGAACGCGGTATAATTGGCGTTAGCGCGATGACTTACTAGGAGATATAAATGGCAACAGGCTTTCCAGCAGTAACAGGTGACATCCTCACCGCGGCTGCATATAACGGACTCGTCAACTTCACGATCACAACCAACACAGATGACACTACTGCCGTTCTCAATGACCAGTATCAAGTCCTAGAAATTATGAACAAGTCAACCGCTATCGCCTTTAACCTTCCTACCAATGCCAGCGTAGCCTTCCCCATCGGCACGACCATCACAGTCCTTAATATCGGGGCAGGAGTCTGCACAATCAAGGCAGTCACATCTGGCACTACTACAGTTCTATCAGCTGGCGCAGTAGCCGCTCAGCCTACTCTTGGACAATACAAGTCAGCCGCCTGTATCAAGACAGGCACAGACACATGGTATGTGGTGGGCGCGATTGCTTAACAATGTCGTAGGGTTTCTAGGTACGGCTTCGCCGATCGTTGGAGATTATGAATCTATAGCAACCGCTATTGTCGGCTCAGGTGGTCAATCGACTATCACTTTTAATACGATTCCGTCTACCTATAAGCATTTACAAATAAGAGCTTTAACTCGTGGCACTTATGCGGCGAGCGGTTTATCTATCCTATTAAACTTGAATGGAACTGGAACCTCAGGATACCGTCACCATCTATACGGTAATGGTTCTGGAACACCTTCTGCGTATGCAGATGGTGGAGCCTACGGAACAATTGGCGGAGAACCCGGCTCAACAGTTACATCAAATGTTTTTGGTGGGTTGGTTTTAGACATTTTAGATTACACCAACACAAATAAAACAAAAGTGATGAGATACTTTGCTGGATGGGATGCTAACGGCTCAGGCGAGATACTTTTGGGTAGTGCTAATACCGCAGTTACAAGTGCTTTAACTTCTATATCTTTGACTACAGATGGCAACTTTGCCCAATACTCACACTTTGCACTTTACGGGATTAAGGGATAATCATGACTGTAACCTATGAGGCTATTGTAAGCGAAACTCTTGGCTCTGCTCAGAGCTCAGTCACTATTGGCTCTGGTGGAACTATCCCGCAAACTTACACCGATCTAGTTCTAGTCTATAACGGCGAAGTGACCGCAACTGGCAAGGATGTCCGTTTTAGATTTAATGGTGATACTGGAAACAATTATTCATATACTCACATGACTGGAAATGGAAGCACCGCAACTTCTGGGCGTTTAGCTAATAATAACTTCTTACCTTGCTACATAGCCGTAGGTACATCTACGGAGCCAGCTACCATCCTTATCAATATGAATAACTATTCCAACACTACAACCAATAAAACCGTATTAGTACGCAACGCGGATGCTCCATCGGAAGTTGTGGCTCTAGTTGGTCTATGGCGTAATACTGGTGCAATTACATCTATCACAATCTTTCCTAATACTGATAACTTTGCCGCTGGTTCAAGCTTCTCACTCTATGGAATAAAGGCGGAGTAATGGCAACCTTTGAGAAAATAGCATTTACTGAGGTTGGCTCAGGCGGGGCGGCTTCTATTGATTTTAGCTCAATACCTTCAACCTTTACAGACTTAAAATTAATATGCAGCGTTCGTTCTAGCGCGGCATCTGAAGATATTTCCTATTTATCGTTAAACGGTTCTACAACTGGTTTTTCGGCTAGGTACTTGCAAGGTAATGGATCAACTGCATCTTCTTCAACGCTAGCAAGGTGGGGTGGAAACTTCACCGCTTCTAACAATACTGCCAGCACCTTTGGAAGCGCAGAACTCTATTTCCCTAATTATTTATCATCTAATCAGAAGTCATATTCAGTCGATAATGTTACAGAAACCAATGGAACAACTGCTTACGCTGGAATAGTAGCAGGACTTTGGACTGGAACGGCAGCAATTAATCAAATTACACTTACTCCAGCTTCAGGAAATTATGTTCAATATTCAACATTCACCCTCTACGGAATAAAGAAGGCATAAAATGGCAGATACAAAGATAATCGTAAACTGTGAAACAGGCGAAGTCACAGAAGTAGAGCTTACCGCTGAGGAAGTAGCACAACGCGAAGCTGACCGTATCGCCTACGAAGCACAGAAGGCTGAGGAAGCTACCAACGCCGCACTCCACGCAGAGCAGAAGGCTGGCTTACTTGCTCGTCTAGGCATCACCGCAGAAGAAGCAGAGCTACTACTGGGATGAAGCCAGTTCTTTGCAAAGCAGGGCAACAGTTAAGGGAACAATTCGATGATACCTTCCCTGATAGAGATCGCACTTCCGATGGATGGATTGGCGACACACGCCATTCAGCGCGCCCTAGCGACCACAATCCTGATGCAAAGACAGGGCTGGTTAGAGCAATCGATGTGGATAGAGATGTGTCTGGTTCAGCCAAGCCCGACCTCATGCCCGATATTGCTAATCAGATTCGACTCGCGGCAAAGGCAGGTGAGAAGCGAATTGCCTATGTCATCTTCGAGGGAAGGATTGCAAGCTCTCGCATGGGCTGGCGCTGGCGCAAGTATAAGGGAAGCAACCCGCATAACGCGCATTTGCATTGTTCTTTCACTAAAGCGGGCGATACAGATGGTTCGTTCTTTAATATACCCATGTTAGGCGGTAAGTAAATGGAAGCAGTAGTTATTGGAGCACTTGGGCTAATGGCACTTCCTGCTATTCGTGCCGCTATCAAGTCATACCGATCTAAGAAGGCTCTCGCTGATGTAGCCGTAGATGCTATCGAAGCGGCAGTAGATGCTATCGATAACAAGAAGTGAACCTTCAGGACTACGCTGCTATTGCAGTAGCAATAGTGACGGTTCTGGGTGGTGTAGCTGCTCTCCTGAGATTCGTGATTCTTCATTACCTAGCAGAACTTAAACCCAACTCAGGCTCAAGTATGCGTGACGAAATTAAAAGATTAGAAACACGCGTTGACAAGATATACGAATTGCTGGTATCTAGGGGAGAATAAAGCTATGGCTCGTAAGAAGGTTATCGATTTAGATACATACTCGGCGTTAGATGCTTGGGCAATCAGCTTACAGGAAATGTATAAAGCCCTTCGCCGCAGCGGTTTCGATGTTGACATTTGCT